TACGCGCTTATTCAAATGTTACAGCTGGCTGGGCCTTTAACGGATCAGCAACAGGAACGGTAACACACCTGGCAGGACTGCGCGCCCTTTTTCCCGATAACACAGGTAGCGCCATAAACGTAACTAATAACTACGCGCTACTATTAAATGATCAAACGCCTAACACTGGAACGGTAACATATACTAATAGGTGGGGAGTATATCAAGAGGGCGCAAGTGATATAAACTATTTTGCGGCAAATACTTTGATAGGTACTACTACAAATAGTGGTGAAAAATTAGTTGTTAATGGTAGTGCAGCAATAGGCACAACTAATGCAAAACTATTAATTGATACTACTAATAAAATAATTCAAACAACAACTGGAGGTAATTCTAAAGGAATATATTGTAATTTTAATGGTGGCGACTATTTTTTTGGGGACGCTACTGACTTGCTCGGTTTGTCAGTTAATCTAACTAACAACAGATTTATTTTAGGGGATGTATCATATGTGTATAATGGAACAAATTTATACATTGATGATGTTAGTCAAATAATCAAAACAATAAATAACAATGCTGACGTAGGTTTATATTTAGATTTTGTAAACAATAGTTTTTATTTGGGTTTATTTGGTGCTAGTCCTACTAACATTGTTGGTTTTAGTTACGATAATGCTACAGGTAATGTTTATTATGGTGATGTGCAAGGATATTTAACACAGCAATACTTTGATGTAGATTTAAGTAATGATCTTATAAAGACAGTAAAAAGTGGTGTAGACAAAGGTTTATATTTAGATTTTGCGAATAATCAATATAAATTCGGTGATCCAATTAATGATTTTGGTTTTATAGTTTACGATGGCGCTAATAAGAGTACATACATTGGTGATTACAATTATTCATATGGTGGTACTTCTTTAAGGGTTGAAGATCATAATGGCACAATTACAACCTTTTTTGCGGGAAATAACGATGGCATAAATTTAGATTTTGTAACTGAAAGCTATAAATTTGGAAAAATAGGTGTTTCATATATTGAAATTAACCAACAAGCTAGTGAGGTATTACTTGAAATAGGTGGAGGTGGTTTAAATATATCAAATATTACTACAGCTGGAAGTGCTGGAAGTATAGCTGGATATTTTGAAGTAATAATTAACGGCACAAATAGAAAAATACCTTATTACGCAGTATAAAAAATAAAAAAAATGGGATATTCAATTCAGCCACTACAGATATGGCAAAACGGACAAAGCGAAACTGGCAACTATATTGACGCTATCATTGTAAATGACAATCTATCGGACTATGCGCAGTTTTACTGGAATATTAGTAAAGTAACTACTGACAGCGAAGGCGCAGAAACAAAGCAAACTTTAACCCAGGGCAATACTACTATCAGCGGCGAGGCTTACGTTACCTGGGGAACAGCAAGCGACGTTAATTTAGCTGCATATCAGTATATTTGCACGCAGTTAAATTTAACCTTAATACCTTAAAAAAATGGACAAACTACAAACACTAAAAGCAGCAGCCTACGACTTAATGGCTAACATTGAATGGCTTCAAGCAAAGCTGCGCGAAACTAACCTGCAAATCGCAGAGGAAACTAAAAAACAAAAGGAAAGTGGATCCACAAATAATCACGATAGTAATTAGTAGCGTTTTTGGCGCTGGTGCTAGCTGGGCCGTACTTAATCAGCGCGTAAAAGCGCTAGAGGAAAAGCAGGCAAAGCACGATGACCACGCAGAGAGGTTAATTCGCTTAGAAACTAAGCTGGACATTATTATACAAAAATTTAAAACAACGTCATTATGAAAAAGCTATTTAAAAACTGGAAAACTACCTTTTTTGGTTTTGCTACTATTATTGGCGGCGTAGCAGCCATACTAAAAGGCGACCTGGTTACTGGTATTAGCACAATTGGCGCAGGCCTAGGCCTAACCGCAGCTAAAGATTTTGATAAAACAGGTCTGTAATGAATGGGCAAGTACAAAAATTATATAATTGCCCTAGCTATTGTAGGACTTATTTTAATTAGTAGTAAAGTGAGTGCAGCAAAAATAATAGCAAATTTTGAAAACATACGTTTAAAAGCCTATAAAGACAGCGCAGGCATTTGGACTATTGGTTACGGATCTACATACAATCCCGAAAATGGATTAAGAATAAAAGAGGGTGACGTTATTACTAAAGAAACTGCATTACGCTGGTTAAATTTAGTAACAGCTAGTACACAAAATAGCGTAAAAAATTTAGTAAAACGTCCTATAAATGATAGACAGTTAGCAGCGCTAACAAGTTTAGCCTATAATATAGGAGTTGGAGCATTTGGCAGATCTACATTACTACGTAAATTAAACGCTGGTGCAAACGATCAAGAAGTAGCAGCACATTTTGCAGATTTCAATAAAGTGACAACGCTAAAAGGTAAAGTAGTATCACAAGGACTAGTAAGAAGGCGAAAAGAAGAAGCCGAGTTGTATTTGTCATAACTTACTAATTTATAGCATTTTATTCAATCTAGCCACTTACAGCTAGATTTTTTTTTTTTTATATGAAAAAAAGTATTATAGATTTGTACTGACAAACGATCTACATTCATTTAAATTCTAACCGTATGACAACACCAAACGACCTGGCAGCGTATAAAACTATGCTGCAAGACAAAATCAAAGCGCTACAATTTTTAGGATCTAATCTAAAAGACACTAAGCGTATTGCGATTCAGCTAACTTTTAACTGCGAAAGCCGCATAGTAATAGAACAACGGCTTATTCCTTTTAACCTAGAAATGGAACTGCGCACTCTAATTGATGATTCTATTGACTTTTATCAGCGCCAGTTAATTAACGCTAATAAGGGAAACTATGAGCAAATTTGATCGCGTTATTAGCTGGAGTTATACCTGGCTATTTTGTTTCCCTATTATGCTGCTAGTAATGATAGCAGTTGAAACAGTTTTTTTTATTTACAGATCTATAAAATTTATCCAACTATGCAAAACCAAACTTTTAACGCTCCTGCGTTCCCGCCACAAGTAGCACAAGATAATCTAGGTCGCATTATTGCGCCTATCCCTGGAATGAGTAAGCTAGAGTATTTTACTATTCAGCTGCTACCTTTTTACCTAGAATTATCAATTACTAAAAAGCTATCCGACAAAGGCGAGCCAGTTACACCAGTAGAGGCAGCTATTAAGACAGCAAAGGATCTTATTATAAAACTAAACACCAACGAAAATGAAAAAGATGTCCTTAGTATTATTGAATAACCCAAAATTTTGGTTATTAATTATTTTACTTTTTATGCTATGGCTATCCAGCTACTGGAATATGTAAAATAATGGCAAACGATATACGCGAACTTTTACAAAGCAGGCGATATGATCCAGCTAATAAACCTGTCGAGCAAGTACCAATTTTTACAATACAAGGTAAAACTGTTGGCTGTTTACAAAGCTATATTGTATTTAGCGGCTTACCTAAAGCAAGTAAGTCGACATATATTGGAGCTGTTGCTGCATCGGCTATGATTCCTGTTTATCAAACTATATGGGGAATGAAACTACAATTGCCTCAAGACCGGCTCAGGATAGGATATTTTGATACAGAAATGAGCAGCTTTGACTTTTATCGGCAAGTCGATAAAATAATTACACTAGCTGATAAAAAGTCCTTGCCATCTACTTTTGACGCATATAGCTTACGCGAAGATATGCCGAGCAAAATTAGAGCAATGATCGAACAGTACTTAATAGAAAATAAAGACTGCAGCTGTATTTTTGTAGATGGAATGCTAGATCTATGTTTAGATTATAATGACCCACGCGAAACAAGGCTTGTTACAAACTGGCTTAAAAGAATTACAAAACAATATGATATTTTATTAATAGGCGTTTTACACTTAGGCAAAGGACAAGGTGAAACGCTTGGCCATCTAGGTAGTAACACGGATAGGTGGAGCCAGTCAACAATGATAGTTGAAAAAAATAGAGATGTCGGGCAATTTGTTTTACGGCCAAAATATCTTCGTAGTGATGAGGACTTTGAGACAATAGCAATTAGCAATTTTAACGGGCAATGGAAACAGGTAGTGTATATCGAGCCAATTCAAACTATAACTAATAAAAAAACAAAAAAATGAAACAAATCAATTTATTTGGAAAGGAATTTGCACCCGGTGATGATCAAAAATATACTACAAAGATAGGAGCACCGATATACGAGCCAAAAAATAAGCAGCCTTATTTATTAGAATTATGTGATAAATCTAAAACGCATCGGCTAATGAAAGAAATTGATAAAAGTAATTTATCTTATGAAGAAAAAAATTTTTTAATAGACGCGGCAAAAAGGCATACAGTATTTAATTACGAAAAAATTGCAGACTATTATGCACATGCATCAAAAGAAATGCAGCAGCTTATGGAACGCAGCGCGCTTGTAATAATAGATTTTGAAAAGGCAATCGAATACGGTTATGTAAAATTATCCGACGATATACGCAAACAATATTTAGAGGAATATGGCGAATAATTTTGTAGTGTTTATTATAACACACGGCAGGCCAGAAAAAATACTCACTTTAAATTCGTTAAAAAAGTGCGCGTATAGCGGCGACTGGTATTTAATACTAGATAACGAAGATGCTACAATACATAAATATCAAAAAAAGTTTGGCGAGCATAAAGTAATTGTATTCGATAAAAAAGCAATGGCTGATCTAGTTGACGAAGGCAATAATTTTGATAACCGTAGAACCACTACACACGCCCGTAACGCTTGTTTTAATATAGCAAAAAAATTAAATAAAGAATATTTTTTGGTACTAGATGATGACTATACAGGTTTTTCATTTAGATATGAAAGAGGTCCATATATTAAAAACATTAATAAGGTTTTTGATACATTTATTGAATTTATGAAAAATATTCCGAATTGCCTGTCAATAGCTTTTTCGCAAGGCGGTGATCATATAGGCGGGTTCGCTGGAACTAAATTAAAACGCAAAGCTATGAACTCATTTTTTTGTAGTGTTAATAGGCCATATCAATTTTTAGGTCAATTAAACGAGGACGTAAACGCATACGTTACAATAGGATCAAGAGGTGGGTTATTTTTTACATTTACGTCAGTGCAATTAAATCAGGCTGCAACTCAAAAAACATCCGGTGGTATGACTGACGCATATTTACAATATGGAACATTCTGCAAATCGTTTACAACGGTTATGATGATGCCATCTTCGGTTAAGGTGTCAATGATGGTAACTACTAATCAGAGATTGCATCATTCGATTAGTTGGGTAAATACAGTACCAATGATCATTCCTGAAAGATATAAAAAAATTAACCTGGGGACAGAGGTATCTGAACAAATTAAAACTATGGAAACAAAAAACAACAGCGGCAGCCTTTTTAAGCAAAAAAAGGATAAGCCAACGCAGCCAGACTACACCGGTACTGCTTCGATCGATGGTAAGCAATTTAGAATGAGCGGGTGGGTTAATACTAGCAAATCTGGTATGAACTATTTGCGAATTTTATTCAGCGAGCAACAAATGCAGGATCTAAATACGCTATCAGTTCAAGATCAGGTGCCATTAACACCGCAAGCTAGTCAAGGCGAAGATCAGACAGATGACTTGCCTTTTTAGGTAAAAAAAAAGGGCCGGGAGTAAACTCGACCGGCCCAGACAAACGACTACGATACTAACCGCAATCACCTGTATTCATTGCTAAAATAGTACAAAATGCATAAAAAATACGAGACAGCGATAGTTTTTTTTAAGCCAGGAACAAAAAGACCGAGAAAATATAGGAACATAGCCAATAGGACTAAATTTGGCCAATTTTGCCTTAATTTAGGTGCTTGGTATATTAATTGGTACGATAAAGAAACGAAAAAATTTGAGTGCCGAACATGGCTAATACGTGATTTTCAAAAAAATATGTAAATTTGTATACATAAGCAGCAGAGTTGGTTAAGGAAAAGCCTGGCGTTTCTACGCTAGGCTATTTTTTTACGCTTTTACACCTTATTTTGTTATATGAAGGTGAATACAGGTGAAATTGTTAATAAATTTTGGCCTGTTTTTATACGAAATATCAAATTTTTTTAGTAACTTTACTTCAATCTAAACAGCGGCCATATAGAGCCGCTTAAGATTGAAGTAAAAACTACAAATTTATAAAATTCTTTTTTTGATTGATATTTTGTAGTAACTTAGATACAGACAAACGATAAAGATTAAAAAGCCGCAGCAGTCATAAAATGCGGAATATTTTATTACTAATAGGTGGAGCAGCTGCGCTATTTTTACTGTCAAGATTTAGATTTGGCCAAAAAGCAATTTTTCAACTGCGAAGCCTGCGCCCAGGCGGCAGCTTGTTACAGCCAACTATTAATGTAGAACTAGCTGTGCAAAACCCGACTAATACAACAATAAAAATTAAAAGTATTACTGGATCAATTAGCGTAAATGATAGATTTCTGGCTAATGTATCAGCATTTGGTGATCAGACAGTTGGACCTAATAGCGAAAGTACACTACGCCTTGTAGCACGTCCTAGTGCGTTAGGAGTTTTTGAAAGTGTAAGAGAATTATTAAATGCGGCATCTGGACAGGTTAGCGTTACTTTTAGTGGATCAGCAAACGTGGACGGAATAGTTGTTCCGATAACTGAAACGCGCAGCCTGTGAACGCAAGTATGATAATGGGGCGACTAGCACCGTTTATGAACAAAAACGAAATGCTAGTCCAGGATCAAAGCACAGGCGATATAATAGACGCTATTTGTACTGCGCACAAAAGACACGCGAAGGAATATAGCAGGATAAGTTCTTTTTTTAATGCTGGAACACCTAGAGAAGTAGGACGTAAAATTTTTAATTTTTTAAAAAATAACGTTCGCTATGTAATTGAGCCAGGAAGTAAGCAGACAGTAAAAAGTCCTGCTGCTATCCTTGCAACAGGTTACGGGGATTGCAAGCATTACAGTTTATTTGCTGGGGGAGTATTACAAAGCCTGGGAATACCTTTTGCGTACAGGTTTGCTAGTTACCGAGATTACGACAAGCAACCGCAGCACGTTTTTGTAGTGATCAATCCAGGTAAGAACGAAATTTGGCTAGATCCAGTAGTAGGACAATACGACTATAAAAAACCGTATAAATACGCAACAGATAGAAAAATGGCACTATATTCAATAAGCGGAATAGGCGCAACAGCGCAACAAAAGGCAGCGTTAAAAGCTGCTAAAGCAGCCAAAAAAGCGGCGCCGACTAAAGCGGCGAAAAAAGCAGC